ACTTTCGCTTGTTTGTATACCGGTAACGCATAAGTTTACCGTTTTTCTTGAAAGTCTTGCCGTAGTTGTATTTTGGCATTAAGCACACACTCCTGAAGCCTTCTCAGTAAGATAGGTTGTAGCACCGATAAGGTGCCCAATAGCAACCAGTACAAGATACTCAATTCGATTATTCTTAATATGATCAACGATGACCACAATTTTGCTCGCAGTAATGGCTGCATCCGCTGTTGTTTTTCCAATCATAAAATCACATCTCCGTCATAGGTTCACACAAGTAACCACGGTGATTACCAGGGACTAAGTCAATTTGAACGATCACATCGGCAGTATCGCCTGAGTTAAACGTATCAATAGAAATCAAACCGCAAGGGAAATTTCCACCCTTGATTCTAGAGATACCACCAATAGTGGTACCGGTGACAGTCTCAATAGAATGTATCTGAAGACCTTGAGATTGGTTTGCACCACCAGGGTACATAGTATCAGGATTGACACCATCATTCTCAAATGGATAAGGTGCAATAGTGTTCTCAGTAATCATATCTTCAAGAACATCAGATGCTTGATCAGTTCCTTCATTAAAAATGGCCTGCATCCAGTTTTCTGGAGTACCGCCACCAATGTCAGGAGCATCAGTAGGTGTATTTGGGTCTGCAATATTTGGCAAACCTCGAGAAGCAGCATATCCCTCAATCAAAGAGACTGCATTCAAACCAGTAACTACTGAGTTACCAGGATAACTGGCACCAACAGCGATTAACTCACGTTCAACAGTATCTCCAGGGTTAAATGCACCAGCTGGAGAAACCAATGGGACTGAAATCTTGGAAGCAGTCCATTCACCAGGAGCTGTAAGACCAGCAACCGTGTGATCACCAACAGAAAGTGGTAACAAATTAGCAGCAAAACCTGCTTGATGATGCGTTGCATCTGCATAAATCTTGAAATCCAAGAACTTAGGTCGAGCAGATTGAGTTTCGGCAAGAGCCTCATTGTTCATCTTAGTCCAAGTACGAAATGACTTTTCCCAAGAATTAGACATAACCCAAGTGTTAGGCAATTTGTTAACTCCAATTTGACCTCCAAATCCTGATGCAGTCATAAACTTAAATCCTGCAACAGCCCAATTGATACCTTGACGATAGAATCGACGGTTCATCAATGAAGCAACTTGTGACAAATCGATATAATTCGATGTAGTTGCACCACCGCCAGGAGCGTTAAATGCAAAAGTCAATGTTTGAACAGCAGGTTGTATTTTGCCTCCACGGGAGGTCTTTCGAGTATAGGACTTACGAGCCATAATTACTCTTCTTCGCCGGAGGCTATTAAAGGTTTCATCAAGAACGATTCATAAACTGCCTTGATAGATCTCCAATGCGTAAAATAGCATTCGGGGTCGATAGCACATATCTGAGCAGGAGATAGACCCATCCGCAGATGGGCAAGTGCTCTTTGTTTCGGAGATACAGCGGTCGCTTTCTCCTTTCGCCATTTTCCAATTTCAGGTAGAACCTTTACTCTGGTATCCGTTTTACGACAGTAGTCTCGTGCAACCTCACGGCTGGCACGACGGAAATCCAGATTGGATGGCATTATCTTGTACACCTCTTTCAATCTCTTCGATTGCGCCCATTCGGTGTACGCTTGTATGTGAAGACTCCCCGTGTCTGGACTCCGCTCAATTTGAGCGATTCCATACTTTAAGCCGGGGGCTTCTGTGAGTTCCTCCCAGAAGACTATAAAGGCGTCAATAAGTTCCGCTTCATCATCAGTGGCCTCATATCCCATATGTTTAGGCCATACCGTAGAACACCAGTGGCGTTTCTGCTGATTCATAATGCAACCTCCAACAAGTTGCCTTGCAAATCAAAATGAGCATCAAATTGATTCGGCATATTAGAAAACCAGGTCATAACAAAGTTTTTCTGACCTATCCACATCATATGGCCGTAATTAGGTATAATCACAGGATCCATATACGCAAAAAGCGTAGTCTGATGTCTTTTCATCTCCAACACCCGCAGTATGTGTATCCACATCGGATACAACTTTGGCTGTTAATCTTCACAATCACTTTAATGCTCTCTGTCACTCGCATGTTAAGTGTTAAGAGGGGGGGGGTAATAATACTAACGGCCAAAAACCGTGAGTTGCCCCCCCATTTATTCGGCTTCGCCTCAGTCGGAAAGATACTCGTAAAACTCGTAGGTCCTTTCCATTCCTAATTTAGTATTCCGTAATCCTGCTCCAAGAGGAGCAATAACGTCAGATGCTCTGCCGTGTCTAATCGGAATTGTCCACATATCAAAAGCATACCTTTGAATCTCTCTGTGGATATCGGATCTACCATGTGGGCGAACCGATGTTCTCGAACTAAAGTTCTCGTTCATTGTCGAATTGCGACCTCGTTCCGGTCGCTCGACTACTGAAACCATCGATATAGACGATGGAAGTGAGGTGCTATCATCTGTCGAACACTCGACAATATGGCCACTAATTTCAAAGTAAGTAGTCATTCAACCCATTCCTTTTCACATGCAATACATTGACAATGAACAACACCATAATGGGGAATATCCCATCGGTGTGTGTCTCCTGACCCACAACGAGGACAGGTTTCAGACATCAATATCGCTTCCTATACGTACGCTTCTTAGAAGATTTAGCGGCTACCAACTTTTTAGTAGACTTTCGCTTGTTTGTATACCGGTAACGCATAAGTTTACCGTTTTTCTTGAAAGTCTTGCCGTAGTTGTATTTTGGCATTAAGCACACACTCCTGAAGC